CCAATCGTTAGGAAACAGAACATCCTGATGGCAACATACGACAATATCGTTCGGAGAAGCTGCGATGCCCTCGTTCAAACCGATTGATGCGCTCTTAGCGTGCAAAATCGGGAGGAAATCAAAGTTGACTCCTTGTCCCCTCAAGCTGAATAAAACAGCTTGATTATACATAGCAACATCATTCACCAACGTGATTATAGTGATCTTTTTAGGCATGCACATCTCCTCCCAAATAAGGTGTATACAATTGAAAATCTTCCCCAACTACACGATGAAAATAATGGCCATTTGAATCGTCACGCAACCCTGCACGCAAGATCGTTCGATTGGCTTCATGTGTTGGGCCTGTACGTCCGGGCAACTGTTTGATGCCCAATACTAATAATGGATCGGGAGTAGCCAAATGCTTTGTGCACTTACGACAATTCCACAACTTCAAATCCAAAAACACTTGAGTGCTATGAACACTAAGAACAGTCTTGAACATATCACGCCGAAATGCCGTAGAGCACAAAGAGCTATGTTTAGTATTTTCGTGGACGAAATATTTAGCGTCCCGCATGAAATAATAAACATTGTGACTATTGCCAACCAGTTGCGCTTTATCCAAGAATGATCGCATGGTCTCTAAATACAAATGTGAATACCAATCGTCATCCTCCATCACTATTACATGATCCCAACCGACATATTCTAATGCCGTTTTGAACTGGGCAACTATTGTATAATGCCCTTCTTTAGGATCACGTATGCGACGCACGTATTGAACATAGGATTCTGTGGGAGGCTGTATGGGCGTATGTCCATCGTCTACAATAATCCACTGTGTTGGCTTTTGTGTTTGTTTAGCCATCATCCATTTACAAATCTCAAACGCTTCGGGTCGGTCCCCCGTACATGTTACTACAGTAAATGGCATCCTACAAACTCCCTTTGTGCCTACGGCATTACATTACTTGGACTTTTTTGGCGGTGTCTGCTTGGGAGGTTTGCATGGGCCGCGTTGATGTCCACCTCTGGGTTTGCTGGGGAAAGGACTTCGCTCTCTTGGGCCTTTACCGTCTCTGTCTGGCATGATGAATCTCCTTCACTACTGGTTAACAAATTGACTCTATTTACTTTCAAAGATAGTGTACAACTTAACAATACATCATCGGATATTTTGTCGTGTCTACTGTCTAGGATAATCCTCAAGCTGTAATATCAAGTTTGACTTCCAAAATAACAGACACACGACAACGCACATCGGGATTGAATCGAATAGACTTCCATCCTGCTCCTGAGAAGTGGGCTAGAATATCTATGTCGGTCTGACTGGCTCCGTAGGCTCCAATTGAAGCCCCAAATCCAGCACCGTTATCAATATGGACATTTACAGTCGGACTGCCGCTTTCTTCATGGATGCCATACGTGATGTCATGTTGGTGATCTGCAACTGAGTGCGTATGATCAGTAAGCGTTAGTCCATGGTCATGGGCCAATTCGCTTTTTGCCATCGAATGTGAATGTGCTGGTGTTGAGTGCGTATGATCTACCGCTGTGTGTCTGTGTGTACTCAAATCTTTTGCGTAGGTATCTCCTGGATCTTCACTTGAACAATCAACATTGAACGAAGATAGATCGTGGTCATGTGATCCAGTTCCATCTGCATTTTCTGTGTCACCAGAAATATCATGGCTATGTGAAGGCATTGCATGGGTATGAGAACCAAGGTTTTCGTATCCTGTATAATCTGCACTATCACTACCTGTTGCTCCATCCCCTTCACCAGAGGACTTAGTTGTTGGATCTGCGCCAATTGGCCAGTTCGCCGCACCCGTTGTATCAAATACCCCCGAACCACCATCACCAGAAGTCTGTTGTCCACCCGCTGCGGCCCCAGTAGCATACGCTCTATACTCTCGGATCTTAAATGACAGCTTAATCGATATCAGTGCTTCCAGTTCACTTGGGATCTTAAAATCAAACGTATAAGGATAAGCGGCATCACAACTGTCTTGTCCTGTCCACGGCATTGTCTGTCGCAACTCAGCGTAACTTTCAGCCCTGATAGTTCCCGCCAATAATACTCCCGCATGAACAAACTGCAAAGGAGTTGTTGGGTAAGCAATCCCACTAACAACTCCACAAAGGAGCCAGTTTTCGGCAGCTAATGCTACACTAATACTGCTATTGTGACTGAAGACGGTTGTGTAGGCTTTATCCCAATAGACAAATTCATCTGTAGTGGACCCCTCTACAATGTCATAAATTTCTCCTTGATAGGCCAACTGAATGGAGTTAACCCCATCCCTACTATCCCAATGTATTGTTCCATTCGATTCTTGCGACCATTGGCAGTTAAGAACCCAAGGAATTTCAGTTGGTGCCGAAACCGCCACATCCTCAGCAGCAAGTTGAATTTTCCCGGAACCTCTGGGCCATAGGAATAGGGCTTTGACTTCTCCAGCAGAAAGCGATTTGTTGTAGGTGCGAACCTCCGACAGATCGCCGTCGAGATTAGCGTAGCCGCCGGGGTTTTCACCCATGAAGGCGAACTCTGTCGCAGACCCAGAACTATTCGCGGTGTCAGAATCAGCAAGAGCCCCATCAACATAGAGACGGCAGGCAGCCGTATCATAGACAACCACGTAGTGGTGCCATTTCCCATCATCTACGTCAATGCCAGCGTCGAATGTCACATCCCAAGTGAGATTCGGGGCGGCTTCGACTCTTATATGGTTGCCTGCAACGTAGTCAATGCGAGAATGGCTTGTGTCCTCATACCTAACAAAGATGCCCGCCGACGTGTCGCTGTCCTTAATCATCCACCAAGAGATCGAAGACGCTGTGGGAGGCAGTGAGATATTCAGATCGCCCACATAGTCATCGGTCCCGTCAAAACTCAGACCACCACCGACAATCGCAGACGTAACAGCCGTCGCACCAGAGATCGTCCCGTCGTCACTATTTCCACTATTATCTTTCGCTGATCCGTTATCAAAACTCCAATGTCCCAACAAGTCGGTGTCCGAAGGAAAGCCCGGTGTCACGTCTGCATCGTCATCAGGTTTGGCCCCATCGTCGATAACCTCTGACCATATAGCCGTCCCTGAAATTCGTAACGGCGTTCCCCAGGTTCCAGCCGATGCACCTGTCGCAATTTTTTGACTGAACCAAACAACATCATTTGTAACAGCCGTATGCCAACCACCTGTTGTCCCATCTCCTGTGGGAGTAGAAGGAGCATTGTCAGCTTCATTATCGTGGTAAGTGATAAACACACTGAGACCGTTGTCTCCAGTATCCCCTGTCGCCCCCGCAGCACCATCATCACCATCGTATACCATTTCCTCCCATGAATCCCCATCGTAAATATACACAATATCGTCCGTTGTGTTACGGTAAACCCAATTTGTTATCGGATCTGCGGGTGGCGAAGCAAACTCACCCTTCCAAGTAATAGACAATGAGCCCCCAAGTATGGGCACACTGTTTTTGATTGCAGTTATAAGACTGGTATAATTTATTGGACGTGGCTCAAGCCCTTGGCTCTTCGCAGGTGCCGCCCAAACAGGTGATGTATTTGGATTTTCTACAGGTGGGGAAGCCCCATACAAAGCCGCATCGTATGTTTGGACTGTGACTGCATAGAACCCATCAGACCTTTGTTTCAACCCTACAATACGGCGTAGGACAGGTGTAGACGTTCGGGCTGTTGTCGATGTTGTTGCCGCAAGTATATTGTGTCTGCCTGGAAGAGGATCGAGATCTGTTGTGACTGTTATGGTAGATCCATCAACACAATATACTGTATAAGAACTATTGTTGACTTCTAACTCCACCTCATCATATGTACGAATATAAATTGTATCATCAGCCTGAACGTTTTCAATCGGCCTATCAAGCACAAGAGTTCGACCGTCTGATTCTGTACTCAATATTCTATAGCCTTCACCCCACCCGGCAGTCATACATTGAACACGTACAACTTCTCCCAGCTTCCAACGCATTGCATCTTTTAACACATCAAATGTGTTCATGTTTTTGATGCGAGCGTTCTTTTCCATTAAGAAATGCCCGTACCGAATGGCTCCACTTCTCCGCGTTTCCCCAGAAGCTTCTACACTAATGGCGCTTTTATAGCTACCTGCTTGTGCATTGGAAACTTTGATAGAAGTACGCTCAAACCCGTTCTCACCATCCCGATAGAATACAGTAGAAGAGCCAGCCCGATCAGTTTTGCCGCCCCAGGAGTTTTTCCAACTCTTTGCAACAACATTGTCCACTGTAATAAGGTCTTCAATTGTAGTAACGTCATCATCCAACCACCCTGTTAAAATGTTACCTTCCCAGTACAAAGTAGCCCTAGCAACTTGTGCCAATTCATAAGCAAGTGAGAATACACTTCTTTCAGTGTCTAGGTTAAAGTTGCAAGTGAACTGGGATTCAGTTCCATCTTTTCCGTCATCCACTTGATAGTCACACAACTGAGCCCATTCGTAAAAGAAAGCTGTATCTAAATTGTCGGGATGAACTCCGTCATATCTGGCAATGACAAAAGGATCACCCGATTCTCCAGTTCCTGTAATAATGGGTTGTGTGACAGCATCGTAGACAACCCAGGCCGTTAAAGGCGAATATTCAAGAGACCAAGAAGTCCCATTGTATACTGCAACAATGCGGCCCTTTCTAATACACTTGAAGTCTGGACTCGTTCCGTGTAGCTGTCCTGTCGCCAGAGCCGTTACCCCAAGCATCGACCTACCAGGATGTGTAAAGGCCGTATCAACAACTTCTCGAACGGACTTAACATAAGAATCAGATAGTACATTGCTACCCCCCGGACCTGTGATACGTCTGAACTTCAAATCGTATTGCTTTCCTCTTTCGCAGGAAAATGTACAACCTGAAGGAAGTTCCGAAAGCTTGTGATTGATAAACACAGCGTCTCGTGTTGCCCGAGAAATCGATTCATGTTGAATAACTGTCCAAGAGTTCAAACCCCGTTCACTTATCTGAACGTCAACCGTAACACCATAGCTGTCTGAGTCGCCATCTTCCTCGTCAATCTCGACAAGCCCACCTGGGAAAGCAATCGTGTATTCCAGATCGTCAAAGAACATATTTGGTGTTGTAAATACCTTTTCACCTATCGCTGAAGTCAGTTCCCAGTTTAAGGTGTATTCAATCTTTGTCTTTTCAAATCCTGGCATAACGGTCTGTGGGATTGTCCCGTTACGCTCGATAACAGTAACACCAGAATAGTTACCCGCAGGCTGGTCATCGATATAGAGAATATTGGAACCCAATCCCTCAACCGGGCCCTCCCCGTGATCTATAATGGCATAGAGAATCTCATTGTCATCTTCTGTATCAGTCCAACTAGCTGTAATGTTTCCATGTTGCATACTTTCGCCATAGGCTCTAGGACGAACAAGTCCTTCCCTTTGTGTCGTCCTGGGATTCCATGCATGGTTAACACCCTCAAACCTATCTTCTGATTCCTCAGCATCAGCCCCAAACAACTCTCCACCTAAGTAGGAAAGGCCATAACTGATAATCAGAGGCACTGCAACACTCCAAAATGCCCATGTTAAAGCCGCCCAGATCCATCCTACATTCGGAACAGCATCAACAATATCTCTCGGTCTGACAACAGTAGAATCCCAATCCAAACGTTCGACAAGCCCGCCATTTACGACAAAGACCACATCGCCTAATACAAACACCTCATGTATATGCAAAAGCGTTTGGCCCCTATATGCGACCTCGCTTGTATTTACAAATTCAGGGCTTCGATCTACAGGATGCTTACATATCCGAAGCGTGAATGTTCTAAGCTTGGCACGGCTCATAGTACCCCTCAATATGTGTAGTCCAAGGCCACGCTGTCAAACGTTCTTGTTTGACTACATGTTTAGTGCCTCGCCTGTTTGTTGACTTGGCGTGAATAAAATGGAGGCCATCTGGCCAGACAATGCCTGAATGCCACTTGTCCCCAAACTTGAATAGAACAACTTTGCCGACTGCTGATTCCTTGCAACGTTGCATTCCCAAGACCGGATGCTTGGGATAGCTGAAACCGAAAAGCAATCCCATCTCTATGCAAAACTCCCAGCAAGCCGAAAGGTCATCTGAACCTTCATACGACTTGCCCAGTAATTCCTGTATGTGCGTAGTCGCATCCATTAGATTGTCAATCCGTTAGGGTCTAAACCCAGATCGCCTCCGAAGTTTATCTGATTGCTTTTGCTTATACAATCTGCATAAGTTCCCGTACAAGAATCATCCACACCCGAATATCCACACTCCACTCCTTTGAACAAATCGTCTTCAGCCCAAGGACAAGGTTCGACAGCATAGATACGAAGAGGGACTTTTCTATTCAAATAATTTGGAGACCCCAACGTAAGTGTGGCTTGCTCTTCGGTAGAATCTGCCGCCAATATTTCGTAGTTTGTTTCTAACGCAGGAACAGAATCCGACAAAAAGTCTGAGCAAACCTTAATAATCCTAACTGTTCCATTTTCACACCCCTCACTCTCGTTAATCAAATCCTCAACTGTACGATCATCCTCCTGGGCAAACACCACACTTGTTCGCGGGATAGAACCGTCCGAAG